TTATAGTGATCCTTCAATATCACGTTATCTTGGTTTACAGTGTGACACAGCTGAATTACCAGCTAAATCATTAGCGACAAGTGAAGTTAAGATATATGGTCCAACTTTTAAAGTGCCATATCAAACAACCTATACAGAATCGACATTAGGTTTTTTATGTACTAACGATTTCTATGAACGTAAATTGTTTGATCGTTGGATGGAAGCAATCATGCCGACTGATACAAACAACCTTCGTTTTCCTCGTGATGAGGATACTAGATACACAACAAATATAAAAGTTATTCAATATGATGATTATATTAAACAGATTTATGCTGTAGAACTAATTGATGCCTTTCCTACATCTATCGCTGCACAATCACTGAGTTGGTCAGATGACGGCTTTCACCGTTTATCTGTAACATTCGCTTATCAGAAATATAGACCCATATATGAAGGTGAGTATGATATTGGTACCGTATTCCGTGTTTTTGCAGGTGGACAATTGGAGAGCGCATTAGCAAACATTTTATAAACTGGAGATACTATGTTACCAAAAATTGATGTGCCTGTATATGAAGCAATATTGCCTTCTAATAAAAAGACTGTAAAGTTTAGACCTTTCTTAGTCAAAGAGCAAAAGTTATTATTGATGGCTTCGCAAGGAACCGAAGTCAAAGAAACGATTGATGCTATTAAACAGATTTTAAAGAATTGCGTTATAAGTGAAGTTGATATCGATACGTTACCCGTATTTGATTTAGAATTTCTTTTCTTGAATCTGCGTGCTAGATCGGTAAACGAAATAGTAAATATTCGATATAAATGTAATAATCAGATTACGGATCGTGAGGGTGAAATTAAAACATGTTCAGGTCATGTTGATTATGAATTGAACGTTTTAGATATTAAGCCAGAATTCGGAGTAAATCACAATAATAAAATTATGATTTCGAATGATGTAGGTATGGTACTAAAATATCCAACATTTGAGATAATGAGAAAACTGGAATCATCGGACGAGAATGAAATGGTTTTTGAATTGTTATTGAATTGTGTTGATTTTATTTTTGATCTTGAACAAATTTATCACAGTAAAGATATACCTAAAGAAGAGTTGGTGGAGTTTTTAGATAATTTACAACAAAAACATTTAGAGTTAATTAAAGAGTTTTTTGATACGATGCCTAAAGTGAAAAAAGACTTAGAGTTTAAATGTTCAAAATGTGGACATGAAGATAATGTCACAATTGAAGGAGTACAGAGTTTTTTCGTATAGCTCTTTCTCATGAAAATTTATCAAACTACTTTCAGACAAACTTTGCATTAATGCAGCATCACAAATATAGTTTGACTGAATTGGAGAACATGATACCTTGGGAAAGAGAAACATATATGTCATTACTCGTAAACTTCTTAGAAAAAGAAAAACAACAACGAGAAGCAGAAAAAAATAACAGAAAGAGATAAGCATGGCAACATTCTCCAGTCTATTCAATAAAGAGATGAAGAAAGGAAAAAATCCTTTTGATGCTGCAACTGCGGCCTATAACGATACCATTAAAGATATGTTAGGTATCTCTAGAAAAGGTTTTTTAGGTAGTTTCATGAGCTCTAAAAGTGGTAAAAAGGATGATTCTCTAAGTTCACCTTCAGTTAATGCTAATCTACGTATTGCAGCAAAAAACTCAATGTTCTTACCTGTTATTGCCAAAGAAATGAGTATCATGAGGCAAAACATTCAAATGTTGGTGAAAAAACAAGGGTTAACTCCAAAGACCAAATCCGGTGTTCCTTTAAGTATATCCAATCAAACCTCAAGCGTTCCACCATCAGCCTCAAAATCATCTTCTGGAGGTTTTTTTGAAAAGGCAGGATCAACATTAAGTAGTGTTGGTGGTGGAATCATGTCAGTAACTTCAGGAATACTTTCAGGTTTATTTGGTGTTTTGGGTGCAGCAGGTTCTAGTTTCTTGAGTATATTTTCTGGTTTAGCGGGAACATCTCCATTATTGTTGCTCGCCGGAGGTTATCTAGTTTCTGTATTATATCGAGCTATACCATTTAAAAAAGTAGGCGAAGATTTTTCAAATATTTTCAGTGATATATTGACCAGACTTTCTGAATTTTTCGGAATAGATGGATTGAAAAAGTCTTTTGGTATGAAAGAAGGTGAAGGATTTTTTAGTTTCATAGCAAAGAAACTTGATGATGCTTTTAATACTAGTTTTTTTACAACCAACCTAGAAAAAGCAGGAAAAACTTTATCAGATGCAGCTGATGACGCTGGAATATTTTTAAAAAATGCATATAGAAGTGTAATGAATTATGTTAATGCAACCATAAGTACAACGATGGATGTGATGAAAGCATTAACGAGTGATGTTAAAACTTATTTGTTATTATGGTTAGATGGTAATCGCAAAGAACTTTATAGTATTATAGGTGGAGCTATAGGTACCGTAGTAGGTTCTGTAGTTCCAGGTGTAGGTTCAGCAATAGGAGCAGTCTTAGGAGCAGGAATTGGATATGGTCTAGGAGCAAATGAAAACTATGTAAATGCTGAACTAGTAGAAAAAAATGTAAAAACTTTTGGTAGTGTAGATACAGCTCTATCAAAGACAGATCAAGCAGCTAACATAATAAACAAAATGTTAGCTGATAATAAAAATGCAAGTTTATTTGATTTCTCAAATATTAATCCACTCTTAGACAAGAATAAAGAAAAATTTGATGCATTGTCGTTAATTACAGGTAGAAATTATAAACTTGATTTTTTAATTAACGGACCCCAAGATTTTATGGGATTTACTAAAATTTTAAAAGAAGATTTGATGGAGATACAAAAATCGGTCGGTGCTTTATCAATGGAAAAAATTAAAAATCAAGGTGCAAACGCATTGAAAAGTGTGAATTTACTTGATAGATTTTATACTAATTTAGGAAATGAACAATCGGAAAATCCACCTATCACTAAGAATCCCACAAGAATTTTTTCTCCTGTAGGCGATTCTAAAACACCTACAGGATCTCAGGCATACGGTGCTGGAAGAGATAATCATTTAGGCAAGTACGAACATGGTGGTGTAGATTATCTCGGCAAAATAGGTGATCCTGTTTACGCTATGCAAGATGGAAAAGTCGAATTAAGAGATCAACCTAATGGACTCGGCAAGTATATTGTTATTAGAGGTAAAGATGGCTTTTCAACTGTTTATGGTCATTTAAGTAAGTCAATTGTTCCTATCGGTTCAGAAGTAACATACGGCCAAAAAATAGGAGAAATGGGTGATTCTGGAAACGCTACAAATAAACCACAATTACATTTTGAAGTATATAGAGGAGAACCATTTAACAAATCTGGAAGATTAAATCCTCTAGATTACTTAGAAGGTAGAATGCTTGGTGCTCCAACAATGCAAAATACCGCAGCTGATAATAAAACAAATGTGATATCTGATGTTACAACTAGTACCAAAGAACATATTATCGATCCTTTAGTCAAGAAGTTTGATGAAATGATTGCAGCATTCATGGCAAAAGATACCAATGTTGTTGTCAATACAAATTCAGAATCAATACCGGCTGAACCATACAGTGAAGAACAACTAGCAAATTATAAACTCTCAGGTATCAACTTCTAAAAAAAAGGAACCTTTCGGTTCCTTTTAATCTTACTCACTATCAGCTAAAGATTTGAAGTAATCTAATTCGTCATCTTCATCTAAACTCGGAGTTGATTTAGCTTTTGGTATTGTAGCCTCTACCTCAGCAGCTGCAAACTTACGTTCAACAGATGTAGGTACAGATTCTTGTGTTACTCCACCCAAAACTTTATCAAGTCGTTCTTTTAGTTTATCAGCAGATTTGAATAACTTAGGATCAATGAACTCTTTTAAAGAATGTTCAGATTTCCAAATTGCTTCTAACTTAGCATCATCATCAAATAAAGCACCTGATTTATCAAACTCAGATTTGTCATAGTTACGATAGCCTTCAACTTTACGAATCTTCAATTTAAAGTTTGCACCTTCCCACATATCGAATGGGTTGATTGGAGATTCATCAGCGAATTCTGGATTCATCGCCTCGTCAAGTTTATCAAAAATCTTCTTACCAAATTTAAACAGTTTAACCTTGCCTTCATTTTCAGGATTTGAAGGATCAGAAACGATATAAACGTTAGCAATATAATTTAATTTACGTTTTTGTTTACGAACGATTTCTTTGTTCGCTTCGATGCCTGAATTCCACAGACCAGAATTGTGGTCACAAACAGGACATTTTTGATTGATTGTAGTTAAACAATTATCAATGAACCAACCACCAGGTCCCTGGAAACCATGTGAGAACACACGAACCCATGGCAATGCATCATCACCATCAACTTGAGATTCTGGAAGGAAACGGATAACGGCCATACCGTTACCTACTTTATCTACTGATGGCTGCCAAAAGCGATCATCGTCTTTACCGCCTTCGGAGTTTTGTGTGGTTGTTTCGAGCGCTTTCGTGAGTTTTTCCATGTTGTCACGATTGCGTTTTAGATTTGCAAATGATGTCATACGTATTTTCCTATATTAAATGTATAAACGGATTGTCCACAATATCATAATATAATTTACTCTAGTTGTCAACTAGAATTCAGATTCCTGCCTCGAAAAGAATGAAACAGGAGTTAAAAATTCCACAGATTCAAATGCAAATGTTCTCTTACCTTTCATTGCAGTATGAAACTCTGGTGTTTTATTCGGATGAAACTTACCAACAGAATGTTCTTTGTCTTTACCTGGAAATCCACCTTCTTTAGTTCCATGTAATGTTGCATGTTCTGAATCGTGAGGCTTATGTAAGATAGAATCTTGTCCATATTTCTCGCCATGTTTTTTCAGAAAATGTTTCAAGTGACCTTTATCATCACCTTTCTTACCAACTACCAAATAAGAATGTTCATCAACTGGTCTAGCATGTTCAGTTCCATGATTCTCAACATAACGACCTTTTACTTTAACAAAACCATAACCAGCCTTGCGAATATGTCCTTCTAATTCTTTATTACGTGATTTGTTCTCTTCAGCAGTATTCTCGCCACGATGAGCAGTAATCATGCCAATATTTCTACCTTGAGTGTGTTGATGTACACGTGCGAGACTAGACTCGTTGAATAAAGTTTTAAAAGATTTCATATTACTTCCTCCTAAGTCTATTTATACTACCAGAATAGACTTCAACTTCTGTTGATATTTTGTCTTATCATAATTAAGAAATAACTTATACTTTGTCAATTTATGGTAAAAGTTTGGCCATTGTATAGTGTCATTTATCTTCTTACACCACATCGGTAAGAAACCTAATATATCTGATAGAATAATCAACGTTTCAATATTAGTCTCTTTACGAAAGACCTTACTTAACAGTATAGGATAGTTATCAGTATTTGTCAATAGGTCATTAGGGTTCTTTACCTCTTCAAACAGATTACGACAATCATTCTCGAAAGAATACATCAAACTCTGTTGAATCTTTTGCCGACTTAGATAG